GCTAATACTGGAACTATAACATTGAATACCGGTGCTGGAGTCGGTGGTTTTGGAAGCATCGGTGGTGCTGGACAGATTTATACAACTACCGGAACTGGTACAGCCAATTGTGCAACTCCAAGTACTCAATTCAACGGTGGCAATGGCAAGCCAGTAATGTCTCTGCCGGATGGCAAAGATGAAGTTGTTTTAGAAAAAAATGCTACTCTTACAGTCAAAGGCAAAGTTGTTATAAATGATATAGATTTAGAAGAACGGTTAAACACAATTGAAAAAGTCTTGCAAATTCCAGAAAGAGATGTTAAACTAGAAAAAAAGCATCCAAAATTAAAAAAATTATATGATGACTATATTAATGCGTTAGGCAAGTATAGAACGTTTGATGCAATTAAAGGCGAAGATGAATAAAGTTTATTACACGTGGCAACAAGTTGAAGGAGCGGTCATTGATATTGCTCGACAACTACAGCAAGAAAATTGGCGTCCTGATTATATTGTAGGTATTACTCGCGGAGGTGCTATTCCTGCGGTAATGCTTAGTCAGTATCTTGGAGTTCCAATGCGCCCATTACAAGTTAGCTTACGTGACGGCGGAGATTGTGTAAGTGATTTAGGCATGGCCGAAGATGCGTTCGGTTGCGCTCCGGCAAATAGTTCTGGCACACTAGTTGATCCCGCATATAGAAAAAATATTCTAATTGTAGATGACATTAACGATCAAGGATCGACTATAGCATGGATTAAAGATGACTGGCCAAGTGGTTGCCATCCTGACCATGATGTATGGAACAACGTATGGCATAAAAATGTACGCTTTGCTACGCTCACGCACAATCTAGCTAGCAAAGAAGATGTTGATTACTCAGTATGGGAAGTCAACAAAGCAGAAAAAGATTGCTGGCTTGTTTATCCTTGGGAGGAATTTTGGATATGAAAATTTTATTAACATTTATTGCAGGTATTACCTTACTAATTATTGCAGTTACATTAGGCCCACTTTTAATCTTGTGGTCGCTAAACACATTATTTCCGGTAGTACATATTCCGTACACTTGGGAAACTTGGGCGGCGGCATTTATATTAAGCGCACCATTTACCGGTTCAGCTTTTAGTAAACGTAAAAAAGATTAATATGGAAGATATTAAAGAACAAATTAAAATAATGGAGCATAAAATTGCTTCAATAACAGCCGATATTGCTCAGTTTAGAGAACAAGGTCATGCTGACAGGCGTGTAGAAACTTTAGAATTTTATAAAGAGTATCTAGTTGACGAACTTGCAATGTTAAAACAGCAAAATGCCAGTAACTGAAAATACTGTAACAGTTGTATGGGATAACCAAAATGGATTTTGGTGGAATGAAACTTGTGCGATTGTAATGGAAGTATTTGGATTACCAGGTGAACGTTATTCAACACATCCTAAACACGATGCTATGTTTTTTGATTTTAGAAATAAAAAAGATGCAGACCTGTGCCGTATATTATTAAGTGAGAGACTATGATAGAATATCAACATCAATGGGAAACTGTTGAAACATTTGACTTCAGCAGTCTTATTACACAAGAAGATCAGAGTCTTGCTGTTAAAGATATTGAATATATTATTGCTAGTGGTAATTGGTTTAAAACAAGTCCCAAGTATCAAACACAAGAAAATTTGTTTGCACGAAATTCCGAACACTGGTTAAAAATTAAACACAGTTTTATATTCAGTTGTTTTATGTATTTGAAAAAAGAAGTTAAAATAAACAACATTCAAAGTTGGAGTTTTATGACTTCGAATCAAACAGTTGAAAATAGAGACGACCTATGGCACAACCATCAATTGCCTAACGAACGTACTTTATCAGGAATTTATTATTTACAGATGCCTACAGACGCTGATCTAAATACATCAGGCACTGAGTTTGCATTCGATGGAGTAGATAGTCCTAATAGATGGGTCGGGCCTGCTAAACCTTTTAATTGGTTAATTTATCCAGGAAAAATTTGGCATAGACCTACACCGCCACAGTCTAGTCAAAATCGTTTTATTATTGCGGCTGACATGATATTTTAAGGAGAATTACATGTTTCATGAAAGTATAAAAGTTCAAGAATTTTTTGCTAAAGAGCAACCTGGCTTCCGTGTGCGTGTACGTACACACGAAGTAATTGCTCCAAAAGGTTTATATAGTTTGGATTTTATTCAAGAAAGTTTAGACGAAGATGGCAACGTAACATCGGACCAAACTTATAATTTCTTCATGACTAAAGACGAGGTACAGACATTATGTCAAGGCTTAATAACGCACGTACAATAATCGAGTTGTTATTCGTAGCGGGCGCAGTCATTTTATTGTTTGCGTTTGCTTTTATGTTTATGCCCAAACATGGCGATGTGATACGATACGATTGTTCTATATCCGAAATTAGTCCGGATTTTCCGTTAGAAGTTAAAGAGCAATGCCGTAAATTACGTGCCGAAAAACATTGACACGACCTAAATAAACCTATATACTATACACAATAGGAGTAATAATGACTGAATCTGTAACATATAATAATATAGACGACAAAGGCTACGAAGAAGCTAATCTAGCAGATGCTATTCGTTTTCGAATGAAACGTGATAATAAAAGATTCTGGGCTGGCGATAATATTAGCGATTACTTACACGATAGTGATAAGGAACATTTAATCGCCGAAGCAACTGTGGCTTTTGAACGAGTATTAGACACACTTTTAATTGATCGAGAAAACGATCCCAATAGCAAAGGTACAGCCAAGCGACTAGCTAAAATGTACTTTAACGAAGTAATGGCAGGTAGATATGACCCAGCACCAGACGCAACAGCATTTCCAAATGATTCGGCGGACCGTTACGAAGGTATGTTGGTTGTCCGTAGTGAGCTTCGCAGTATGTGTAGCCATCATCACCAACCCGTTACTGGCGTTGCTTATATTGGTATTATTGCGGCTGAGAAACTCATCGGACTTAGCAAGTATACAAGGATCGCTCAGTGGTGTGCCCGTCGAGGTACTCTCCAGGAGGAACTTTGTAATGACATTGCTAGGGAAATCCAAAAAGCCACAGGCGCAACAGACTTAGGTGTATACATTCAAGCAGTTCACGGATGCTGTGAGAATCGTGGCATTATGGCTAAGAGCAGTTTGACACAAACTACTGTACTTAAAGGTGCATTTAAAGATGACCACGGTACAAAGAAAGAATTCTTCGACAATATTAAAATGCAACAGGAGTATGCTTCGAAATGACAACTGCAAAAGACTTAACTGATCAATTGATTAATCGTGCTATGAATTTAAAAGAATTTATTGTAGAACGAGATTTTGATAGTATTCCATTTAACGGTGTAGTTAAATTTGATATTCAACATACAGTAGGAAAACCTGCTCGAATCATTGTACCGGCCTTAACACAAAAAGAAGCAGAACAAATGGTCGACGAATGGTTTGAGGAGATGGAAGAATGAACTGGTTTAAACGAATGGTTGTTAATTGGGTACGTGAAGATTGGGATAATGCCAGGCAAGAACAAGATTGCTACGAAACTCCTAAAATGAGTCGTGGCAATGCTATCAGCACTATTAGTGGTCGTGCTAATGTTGATAGCGAACCCACACTTCAATTCAAGGTGTATAGTGCTGTGGGCGGAAAGATTGTAGAGTTTACTCGCTATGATCCAAAGTCTGACAGAACTGACCGTCAAATTTATATCATTGGCAAAGACGAAGAATTTGGCGAAAAGATTGCTAAAATTTCAACACTGGAGGCCCTACGATGAAAGCACAAATACCAGCAGAAGGTATAATGAAAACAGGTGATTGGGGCGACTCAAAAGTCTATCGTATTGCTTGTAATTGTGGAGACGACAGTCACAATCACAATGTTTGGATAGAAGTAGATGATTGCGACATCATGGTAACTGTATATACTACTAGTCACACAAACTTTTGGTCAAAAACACGTTGGTATCATATTTGGACTCTGTTGATCAAAGGTTATATCGATACTGAATCTAATATGCACTTAAACAAACAACAAGCACTCAATTATGCGGAAACTTTGAAAAGTTCTATTGAAGACCTTGAATCTTTTCGTAAAGATAGACAAAACAAAGAAGAACGTGCTAAAGTAACAAGACTAGCAGAACAAGGTGATTGCGAATGAGTAAAATTAAAATAGCAGAACTGTTTTACAGTATCCAAGGAGAAGGACGCTACATGGGCGTCCCGTCTGTGTTTCTGCGCACATTTGGTTGTAACTTTAAATGTGCTGGTTTTGGTATGCCTCGCGGTGAAGTAAGCCACGAGGCTACTGATATTGCGGCAACACATACCATGATCGAATCTTTTCAAAAGTATGAAGAACTTCCACTAGTAAGTACCGGTTGCGATAGTTATGCCAGCTGGATGCCAGAGTTTAAAGACTTGTCCCCAATGCTCACTAGCGATGCTATTGCAGATCGTATTATGGAGATCCTTCCGCAGGATCATTGGAAAGACGAACATTTAGTTATCACAGGTGGTGAACCTTTACTAGGTTGGCAACGTGCTTATCCAGAACTTCTAGATCATCCTAAGATGTCTGGATTAAAGGAAATCACATTTGAGACAAATGGTACTCAACCGCTAACTGAAGAATTCAGATCTTATTTGAACAACTGGAAGAAGTCTAGTCCAGATCGCGAAATTACATTCAGTGTAAGTGCCAAACTGCCTTGTAGTGGTGAAGCGTGGGATGAAGCCATTAAGCCACAGACTGTTTGCGAGTACGAATGGTTTGGTACAGCATATTTGAAATTTGTTATTGCTACAGAACAAGATTTTGCCGATGCTGAGTGTGCTATTGCGGCTTATCGCAAACAAGGATTTAAAGGACATGTATATTTAATGCCAGTAGGCGGTATTGAAAGTGTCTACGCATTAAACAATAAAAACGTGGCATTAATTGCAATGAAACACGGATTGCGCTACAGCGATCGTTTGCAAGTGCCACTATTTAAAAATGAGTGGGGAACCTAATGAATAAATGGATTAAAAAAATATTTGGCATCGATAAAATCGAAGCACAAGCAGAACGTTCAATGGCAATAGCCGAGGCTGCAACAGAGGCGGCCAAGCAAGCTACTGATGCGGCGACTCGTGCTAAAGAAGCAGAGGATCTTGCTAAACTAACACCAAAAGAACGTGCTACTAAAAAGAAAGAACCGTGGGTAGCAGTTCTAGACACACACGTTAATAGAGATAATCCTGCAAATGGATTTTTTGAACTTGACTGGAACGAGTATTTTGTTGTACAATTAAGAGAAGCAGGCTTTGGCTTCGATGGAGATACAGACGAGGTCGTTGTTGACCAGTGGTTCAAGACACTAGCACGTAATATGCTTAGTGAAGAAGGCATGGAAAATAATCGTAGTCAAGGTTTCATTAATGTTCAGAAATTGGACGCAACTAGATCGGAAATTGGATGACCTATATTATAGTCGATACTGCTAACACGTTCTTTCGTGCAAGGCATGTAGTGCAAGGCAGTGCCGAAATTAAACTTGGCATGGCTTTTCATATTACACTTAACAGTATCAAAAAGGCATGGAACGACTTTGGCGGTAGTCATGTAGTGTTCTGTCTCGAGGGTAGATCTTGGCGTAAGGACTTTTATGCTCCTTATAAACGCAATAGACAAGAAACTCGTAGCGCAATGACTGTTAAAGAACAAGAAGAAGATAAATTGTTCTGGGAAGCATTTGATCAATTTAAAGATTTTATTTCCGAAAAGACTAATTGTACAGTAATGCAACATCCGCAACTAGAAGCAGATGATTTAATTGCAGGTTGGATACAATCACACCCAGATGCAAAACACGTTATTATCTCGACAGACGGAGATTTTGCACAATTGGTAAGTCCTACTGTTAGCCAATATAATGGCGTAGGCGATTTACATATTACACACGAAGGAATCTTTGATGCTAAAGGTAAACCTGTTAAAGACAAAAAGACGGGCGAGCCTAAGCCTGCACAAGACCCTGAATGGATGCTGTTCGAAAAATGTATGCGAGGCGACACATCAGATAATGTATTTTCAGCTTATCCGGGAGTACGAACAAAAGGGACAAAGAATAAAGTTGGTCTCATGGAGGCGTTTCAAGATCGTAACTCTAAAGGATATTTTTGGAACAATCTCATGCTCCAACGTTGGGTAGACCATAACGGTGAAGAACATCGTGTAATGGAAGATTATCAACGTAATGTACAACTATGTGACCTTACCGCACAACCAGATGACATTAAAACTATCATTAAAGAAACTATCAAAACACATGCTGTATCAAAATCAATAGACCAAGTTGGTATTCGTATGCTTAAATTCTGCAATACTTGGGATATGAAAAAGATTGCAGATAACATTCAGTCTTACGCAGAACCCTTCCAAGCAAAATATAAAGGAAATTGATATGAGTGTATATCTAATCAAACCTCTCGAAAAGAAAAGTGTTGTTTACCACGTAGAAATGTTCCGCGAAAATGCGGATGGTTCTATTAGCTGGGTCAATATCGATGAAACTTATCGATGGGGACAAGGTTTTATTGAATTGGATATGGATTGCAATCTTCCTTATAAGGACAGCGATCTTGCCTACTGCGATCCTCATGCAGGTTGGGGTGCAGAACTAGACGATAGCTGTGCTTGCTGGTTCGAATACAGTGATGATTTTACAGACGAACAAAAAGAAGCATTTGAATCATCTTATCACGAAGGCGGTGCGGCTTGGTTATTTGACGGTGAACATGATTGGCAGGAAGAACATTCGGCTATTCATGTATTAGCACCTTTTCAAGTTAGTTTAGTCGAAGATGACGGCACAATTATCGAAGAAAACGTTAAACTTAAAGATAGGCCCAATCCTACTACAAGTTGGCCTTTCAGCCCGGAATTTCCTAAACCCGATAGCGAAGGCGGAGAAAACGATTAATACAAGAGATAAATACGTATATTACTCCAACGCCTTCGGGGAAGAGTAATACTAGGAGAAATATATGTATGATACAGTTTGTATATACGAAACAACATGCCCAAACAAAACTAAGGGATGTAAGGAAAAAACTATGACAGAAATACACGCAAAGCCCATCGTCGATGGCAAATTTTGGATTGTGGAAAAAGACGGCAATAAAATCGCCACACTACACAAAAAAGAAAATAACAAATTTGTACTTAGTAGTACTAATGGCGAAGTTATGTTTAATAAAAAACAAGACTTAACTAAAGAATTTGGCAACGATTTCTTTTTAACCAGCACCAAAGTTAAAGTTACCCAAGCGGAACCTGATGAAGTACACGGTTTTCCAGCAATGTGTAAGCCTTATAACAGTATGTATGATGTAAGACGTAAATTGCCATTGTTTACAAAAAGTAATCAGAGTAAGAGTCTATACTGTGCAGGATATTATACGATTAAATTTGATAAAGGCTGGGTTAAGTCATTTTGTCCTAAATTGATTACTATCGAACGTTACGAAAGTAAAGGTCCATTTAAAACAGAGTTTGAGATGAAACAGGTACTTGCTAATGCAAAATCAAATTAACACATTACCAGTAACACAATTTACCCAACTGTTAAAAGCGGCTGAGTTATCTCGCCAAACTGAGCTTAAGATGCCTATTCAACAGGCCAGACTGCTTAGTTTGGCTCTTAATGACATGCTAGGCAAATTAAATCAAGATTACGAGAGCATGTTCAATGCTCTTAAACAAGCCAGCAATTCAGAAGTTGTCCAGATCTCAGTAGACGGCGGTGGGTTTTCTGACAAATAATTGATAAATATATGCGTACTTATCGTGAGATGCATATATGTCAAGACCAAAACCTAAAGTGTTATTAGAACACACAAATAAGAAAACTTACAAATCTGAGCAGGTTTTAGAGTCTGAAGCCATCTGGGCTGTCTTCTATAAAGCCGAGCCTTTTAACCTAAAAAGTTTCAGTAGTGTAACTAGCTACCCCGGACCAAAGTATAAAAAAACTAGCTTTAGCAATCCTGGTCACGCATTAAATCTAGCAAAAAAATTAAATTTAACTTTTGGTACCTCGGAGTTTGAAGTTTACAAACTTACCACCGGTACTGTAGTTAAATGATCTCAAAAGAATCATATACCAAAATATTTCTCCAACAATGGGAGAAGAGTGCGGACGATATTAACATAAAGTTATATCAACGTAAATGGTTTACTAATAATAGAACCAAAGAAGGCGGTGGGCTCAGACTTACCGACGATGGTTACATGTTTTTAACCAGCGAATTGGATTTGAGAGAGTATGAAATTCCATTCACAGCCGACATCGAACTAAGTCCACAAACTATTATATTTTTGGACAGGTATATTGACTGCCCATATTACCTTACTAACCAAAGTATTACTGTATTTTCGGAAAAGAAAAGTTTTGAGCTGTACTTGTTTTCGGACGACATCCGCAAATTTGGGCTGATTAAAGCCATGAAAAATAGACAGAATACCGACTAAACCCGTTGACACTACTGCGACTTGGTGTTATACTATTAAAACAGTAACAGCACTGAACCACTTAATTTTTTAACAGTAAGGAACGGAAATGGCAGAAATTAATAGTCGCACAGTTGGCCCCAAGGGCGCTAAAAAATCTTTGCGCAAAGCATTTAACAGCAAACGTCCAATCTTTATCTGGGGTCCCCCAGGTATTGGTAAATCAGACATTATCAAACAACTGGGCACTGAGCTTGATGCCCATGTCATTGACGTCCGTTTGAGTTTGTGGGAACCTACCGACATTAAAGGTATTCCATATTTTGACAGTAACACTGGTAAAATGGTTTGGGCTCCTCCAAGCGAATTGCCAGATGCCGAATTGGCAAAACAGCATAAGACTATTATCCTGTTTATGGATGAATTGAACAGTGCCGCACCTAGCGTACAAGCCGCGGCTTATCAGTTGATTTTGAATCGTAAGGTTGGTACTTACCAACTTCCAGATAACGTAGTAATGGTTGCCGCTGGTAATCGTGAAACAGACAAGGGTGTTACATTCCGTATGCCTAGTCCGCTGGCAAATCGTTTCGTTCACTTGGAAATGAAAGTTGATTGGGAAGACTGGTTTGACTGGGCTACTGAAAACAAGATCCATAAGGATGTTGTTGGTTTCCTTACTTTTGCCAAGAAAGAACTTTACGATTTTGATCCAAAGTCTAGTTCACGTGCGTTTGCTACTCCACGTAGCTGGTCTTTTGTTAGCGAATTGCTTACAGACGACGACACAGACGAAAATACCCTGACTGATTTGACTTGTGGTTCGATTGGTGAAGGTCTTGCTATTAAGTTTATGGCTCACCGTAAAATTGCCAGCAAGATGCCTAATCCTACAGACATTTTGAGCGGCAAAGTTAAAAAGATGGATTCCAAAGAAATTTCAGCAATGTATTCTTTGACTATCTCTTTGTGCTATGAATTGAAAGATGCAAGCGAAAAGAATGCTAAAAATTGGAATGATCAAGTAAACAACTTTTTCGAATTTATGATGAATAACTTCGAAACAGAATTGGTTATTATGGGTACTAAATTGGCATTGTCTAGTTACAAATTGCCGTTGGATCCGGACGAAATCAAATGTTTTGATGCGTTCCACGCTAAATTTGGCAAGTACATTAGCGCCGCTACCGAAAAAGACGATCGTCGTAAATAATTCGGTTTAGCACCATTTGACACCTCCTTCGGGAGGTGTTATACTATATACATAGTAACAATTCAGGAGCAAGAATGTCACAAGTAGATCCGATTATCGATAAAATTATTGTAGCCCGTGTAGGACTATTGTTGCGCCATCCGTTTTTTGGCAACATGGCAACACGTTTAAAAATTCAAGAAGCAGAAGAATGGTGTAATACTGCGGCTACCGACGGCCGTTCAATCTATTTTAACCGCAAATTTTTTGAACCACTTAGCACTAAACAAATTGAATTTGTTATTGCACACGAAATCCTGCACAATGTGTTTGATCACATGACACGTCGAGAAGGTCGTGACCCTGCAATTTTTAATATTGCATGTGATTATACAGTAAACGGACAAATTGTACGTGATGGTATCGGTGATCACAATATTGACGGTATTAAGATTTTCCATGATGCCAAATACTACGGCATGGGTGCAGAAGAAATTTACGATAAAATCTTTGACGAAATGGATGAGCAACAACTTAATCAGTTGGGGCAGTTATTAGATGATCACATCGATTGGGGTAAAGAAGGTAAAGATGGTCGTCCACAGTACAGCAAAGACGAATTGAAAAAGATTCGAGATGAAATCCGTGAAGCAACTATTCAAGCCGCTAATGCCGCAGGTACAGGTAATACCCCTGCAAGTGTACAACGGATGATTAAAGAATTTACAGAACCTAAAATGAATTGGCGTGAAATTTTGCGTCAACAAATTCAAAGTGTGATCCGTAGCGATTTTACATTTATGCGTCCTAATCGTAAAGGCTGGCACATGAGTGCTATCTTGCCAGGTACTAATGTCGAGGAAACAATTGATATATGTGTTAGTATTGACATGTCTGGTAGTATTAGCGATGCACAAGCAAAAGACTTCCTAAGTGAAATCAAAGGCATTATGGAAGAATACCGAGAATTCAATATTAAAATTTGGTGTTTTGATACTAAGGTATACAATGAACAATCGTTTGATGGTTATAATATTGAAGAATTTGATGAATATGAACCGATGGGCGGTGGCGGTACTGACTTTGATGCCAATTGGAACTACATGAAAGAACATGATATTGTTCCTAAAAAGTTTATTATGTTTACAGACGGTTATCCTTGGGATAGCTGGGGGGATCCAGACTACTGCGATACAGTATTCGTAATCCACGGCAATGATAAAATTGTTCCACCTTTTGGTGAGGTAGCTTACTACGAAGCATTGAAAGAAACTGCATAATGGCGATTAAAAACGGCAAGCCCAATCCTTTAAATTATTTCAACTTACGGAGGGTTGAGTTTGCCGCGCCGCATTTTAAGTATGATAGCATCAATGATTTTAAACCAAATATAGCACGTAATTTAGATCTCTGGATCAGAGACAATCTAAACGGCCGTTACTACATTGGCCAGGATCTAACACTAGATCATAACAATAGCATTATATACATAACACGCATAGGATTCGAGCAAGAAAAAGAACTCAGTTTCTTCAAGATTGCCTATCCACAAAAATAATTGAGATAATTAAGTGTGTAGTTTAATAAGGAGATATCGTGACTGATACAACAACACAAGTAGAAGAACAACAACCACAAACCGAACAGCAAGGTGCAGATTTAAGTATTCAAGATTTGAGTGCTATGAAGTCTATTATCGATGTTGTAAGCGCCCGTGGTGCTTTTAAGCCAGCTGAAATGATGATGGTTGGACAAGTTTATAATAAACTAAGTGCGTTTCTAGATGCAGTAACTAAGCAAGCAGAAGCACAGAAAACATCAGAAACACAAACGAACCAAGGAGCCTAATATGGCCGATCTAAAACATATTGGTAGAGTTAAAGCTACCAACAAGAAATGTATTATAGTATTTCGTACATTACCCGGTGATGCATTTAATTGTTTAATTGCACCTACCGAGAATTTACCAGATTCATATCACGATGCGTTAATTAATTTAGTTGAGAGTCCTAGTGGTCAAAATGCCAGTGAGTTTGGTGAAATAATGGCTCGCAGTCAATTCCCAGACGGAAGTGTTATGCTAGCCGCGTTGCATACACAACAACGTTTGATTAAAGTTTCAACAGATCAAATTGTAGTAACACCGAACGGCGTTATGAATTTACCATTGTCTGAACTTAATCAAATTATTGCAGAACAAATGGGAACTACTGTAGATGCGTTAGCATTAAAATCTGCCATTGCACAAGATCCAAAACCAGCTAATCCAAATACTACTATTCAAGAAATTGCGACTGTTGCAGAAGTTCCTGCATCAACTCCAACTTCATTTGATAGTCCAGAAGCCGAAGCTAAGTTTTATCGTAGCCAAGCCGATAAGTTAAGCAAAGAAGCAGCCGAAATGCGCCGTAAAGCAGAAACTATATCGCCGACCAAAAAATTAAAGTGATATCCACGGGAAAACCTCTTCCCAAAGAAGTTATCGATTGCTGGCCCGAAGTATTTTCGGAAATACAATTAAATGTGTTGCCGTTAAAATACCTAAATACAGTCTTGATTAATTTTAAAGACGGCAAAACATGGGAAGTTAAAATTACTGCCGAAGCTAAAAAAGATGGATGGACTGTCTTTGAAAAACAACTTAGCGAGCTTGTAAAAAACTACGAAGATTCTATCGACAATGTGGACTTCAAGTTAGATACTGCTCGTGTACGCAAAGATATTGAAAAAGCTAGTAGCCAATTTTTAAAAAGAAAGAAGTTATAAATAATGCATGTTCGATTACTCAGTTATAGTCAACCCACACAAGAATTCGCAGATCTTGGCATCCAAAATGCACAGGAACTCATTGCGTATTGCGCCCGTGTCAGCAATCCCTCCAATCAACTCAACACAGACACATCAGAAAAACTCATCCGATACTTGGTCAAACACCAACACTGGAGCCCACTTGAAATGGTCTCCGCCTGTATCGAAATTACCACAACAAGAGATATTGCACGACAGATCCTTAGACATCGTAGCTTCAGCTTTCAAGAATTCAGTCAGCGATATGCTGACCCTACTAAAGACCTGTCGTTTGTACTGCGAGAAGCACGACTCC